GCGAAACCCTCGCCGAGTGTTGTGCATATCAAGGGCGCAGGATTCAATGATCAGGAAAAACGCCCCGCTCATGATCGGGCGCGCGGACAGAATGCGGGATTTGTGAAAGCGCAGCGTCCCGGCGTCGGCGTAGTGCGTGCGGCCTCCGAGGTTTTCTTGTGCGTTGTCGGTGGAGTGGTTGCGGCACTCCGTGTAAATTGCAGCGTGCAGGGCATCAGCGATGCGGCGGGCGGTGTTCGGTGTCATGGTTTCGGCTCCTTAAAGTGACAGGGTAAAAATCAGGATGAAATAAAGGGCGGCGCAGGCCGCCAGCAGCCCGAGGGCCTGGGCCCATGCGGGCGGCGCTTTTTCCTCGGGTGCTGGCGTGTAGTTCTGGCGGTGGCGGTCTTGCGGGGTCATGGTTTCGGCCCCTTCAGGATGCCAGCGGCACGCATAGCGGCGCGCCAGTATTTGGCCCGGCCCGGTGGATTGTCCCGGCCATAGTGCAAGCTGGCCTCGGTAAATTCTCCGGTTATGAAGTCTTGCTCGGTTTCGGCGCTCAGCCACTCGAAAACCTCGCCGCGCGCGGGATAGCATGAGGGGTGCGGGTGCGCCTGCATCAGCGTGACCAGCTCGCGGAAGGTGACCGATTCATGTGTGGAAGTGCTCACGGGTTCGGGGCAATAGTCGGCCTCCTCATCATCGGGGGCAGGATATTGGGATTCGATGCGGGTGATGGTCAGCATGGCAGGGGCTCCGTGTAGGTTGGAAGGCGGCGGATCCAGGCGTCGGCGCTCAGGTGTTCCGCGCGGATGGTGTAGGGGATACCGGCGGCGCGCAAGGCCTCCAGCAGCCGGGGTGCGTCGCAGTCTTCCTCCAGCCATACGCGGCGCGAGGGCGCGCGCTCGGCGTAGGAATAGCGGGAAATTTGGCCAGCGATGCCCAGGCGCGCGAGGGTATCGGCGTCGGTGCTCAGCCAGCCGTGGCCGGGGTCTGCGATGAAGTGCAGCGCGAGGGTTTCGGGTGTCGTCATGGTTTTCCTTCCTGATTAAAGTGGGTCTGCGGTTAAAAATTGTTGTCCATGGTTCAGGGCGAGCAGCTGCATCGCCTCCCATTCATCAGCGCCGCGCTTGCCATATCCAAGCGAGCCAAGGGCTGCAGCGCAAAAAGATGGGGAGCCGTCACCGAAGGGTTCAGACTGCTCGATGGTGACAATGACAAACTGCCGATTGCCAGCCCAGTCCAGATATTGCATTTGGTATCGCTTGCTCATGTTTTCCTCTCGTTGGTGGTTGACTGTCAAGCCTTCGATTCTATGAATGGGCTATTGACTGTCAAGCCCCTAAGGCCATGATTTGTTTTTATTGCAGCCCGAAGGGCAATAGTTTTTCTTGATCAACAGCTCACGCTATGGCATGATGCGCGCCAATAGGTGTTCTCAATCTGTACCCGATGAAAAAGCTAACCCGCAAGCAAGTAGCCGAAGCACTCCAGGCCGTGCCGGTCGATGTGGTGCTGCTGGGCGCAGTGGGCGCGAAACAATCCCGGCTTACCGCAAAGCAGAAGGCATTCGCGGAAGGTGTAGCGATGGGCAAAACAGGCGCGCAGGCATACCGCGACGCATACGACAGTAAGGGAAAGCCCATCACGCAAGGGCAGGAAGCAGCACGCCTGAAGGCATCCCCTCACATCGCCGCACAAATCGAGGCGCTGACCCTGGCCAATGAGGCGATGAGATACGCAACCCCAGCGGCCTTGAGGGCTTTGGTGATCCAGCAGCTGACCGAGCACGCCATCAGCCAGAACGTGAAACCAGCCCAGCGGCTGCAAGCTCTCAAGTTACTGGGCACCGTTACCGAGGTAGCGGCCTTCACCGAGCGGCGCGAGATCATCAAGACCACCGACGCGGGCGCCGCGCGCGCAGCCTTGCTGGAGAACTTGCGGCAAGCCCTGCGCAGCTCTGCCACTGATGCGCAGATCATTGAGACAAAGGGCCCGAGGGTAACGCCTGTTACCCTTGCAGACCCCGACGCGGCCCAGGCCAGCGACGCGCCGCCGCCGGAAGACCCCCAGCCGGTCGCCGATGCCGCCCAGGCCGACCCCACCGCCCCGCCACCCCCTGCGCAGCGCGCAGCGAGCGCCCGCACTATGCTTAGTAATCCACACGTTGGATCCCATCCTGAACCCAATTTTTCCGATGCGACCCAGCCTAGCCAGTCTGCGATGGATGCTGAGACAAGGGTAACACCTGTTACCCTACCTGGGGTAAACCCGAAGGTAACACCTGTTACCCTTACTAGGGAAAACCCGGAGGTAACAGATGTTACGCTTGCAGAAGTTGGAGAGGGGGGTGGGGCTATGAAAAGTTGGGACGTGATAGGAAATGGCTATGGCGAAGTACCCCCCGGTGGAAATTGGGTAGAAAAGTAGGGGGGGTATATATGCGGAAAAAAAGGAGTTTGGAGATGACGCCTGCGCAGAAGGATGTGTACTTGGTGATTGATGAGTGGTGGAAGAAGTTTGGGTTTGGGCCGACGATTGACGAGGTGATGTTGGTGTTGGGGGTTAATGGTCGAGGGAACGTGGCCAGGAAGATGCGCACGTTGGTGGAGTTGGGTGTGTGCAAGGGGATTCCGAGGCGGGCTCGGAGCATTCGTCCGGCATATTTGAGGGTGAGGGACATCGTATGATGGACTGGGTGGTTTATGTGTTTGCGGCCATCGGGTTTGTTGTGTCGTTGTGCTTTGCGTTTCTGATGTGGTTTTACTGGATGTGCAATCGCAAATGAGCACGGACGACGAGTTGCTTGAGCTGCTGGAGCAGATGACTGATGACCAGTTGAATGCGGTCATTGAGAAGCTGCCGGAGGGTCAGAAGGAGCATTTGTCGCAGATTGCCGATGAGTATGGCAAGGCGATCAGGCGAGATCGTGGGCAGGCCAAGTTCATGGAGTTCGTCAAGTTGATGTGGCCCAACTTCATTGGTGGGCGGCATCATGAGATCATGGCCGATGCGTTTGAGCGGGTTGCAAGGGGCGAGTTGAAGCGGTTGATCATCAACATGCCGCCTCGGCACACGAAGTCGGAGTTTGCTTCCTACCTGTTACCGGCGTGGTTTCTGGGCAAGTTTCCCCACAAGAAGATCATCCAGTCGTCCAACACGGCTGAACTGGCCGTTGGTTTTGGCCGCAAGGTGCGGAACTTGGTGGACGGGGAGTCTTACGCCAAGGTGTTTCCCAATGTAGCCCTGCGGCATGACTCCAAGGCGGCTGGGCGGTGGTCAACGAATGCCAACGGAGAGTATTTCGCCATTGGTGTGGGTGGTACGGTGACGGGTAAGGGCGCGGATCTGTTGATCATTGACGATCCGCATTCGGAGCAGGAGGCCAAGCTGGCCGAAAGTGACCCGTCGGTGTTTGATTCGGTGTATGAGTGGTACACCTCTGGCCCACGGCAGCGTCTTCAGCCTGGGGGAGCCATTGTGGTGGTGATGACGCGGTGGTCAAAACGTGATTTGACGGGCCGCGTGATGAAGGATTCGGTGCAAAGGGGTGGAGATGAGTGGGAGCTGATTGAGTTTCCGGCCATTTTGCCCTCTGACAAGCCGCTTTGGCCTGAGTTTTGGAGCTACGAGGAGCTGTCTGCGCTGCGTGCGGAGCTTCCGAATAGCAAATGGCAGGCCCAGTACCAGCAAAGTCCCACATCTGACAGTGCGGCCATCGTAAAACGCGAGTGGTGGCGCATGTGGAACGAAGATTCGCCGCCTCATTGTGCATTTACCCTCATGGCGTGGGACACGGCTTTTGAAAAGTCCAACCGCGCTGACTATTCGGCCTGCACAATCTGGGGTGTGTTCTATCACCCAGACGACAGCGGCCTAGAACAGGCCAACATCATCCTCCTGAACGCTGTTCGGGACAGGGTGGAGTTTCCAGAACTCAAAAGAATGGTGCTCAGGCTCACAAAGGACTGGGAGCCAGACAGCACGATCATTGAAAAGAAGGCCAGCGGTGCCCCATTGATCTATGAGCTGCGGGCAATGGGTGTGCCAGTCCAAGAATTTACGCCCGTCAAGGGCAACGATAAGATTACAAGGCTCAATGCGGTGTCTGACCTCTTTGCTTCTGGCAGGGTTTGGGCGCCAAACACAAACTGGGCGGAAGAAGTGATTGATGAAGTCGCATCTTTCCCATCCGGCGAGCATGATGACTATGTTGACACCGTTTCATTGGCGCTGATGCGCTTCCGCAGGGGCGGCTACATCAGATCGGATCTTGATGAGGACGACGAAACAAAATCATTCCGCCGCAGGCCCGTCTATTACTGAAGGAACGCATCATGGCAATCGTCAAAGCTCTGAATCCAGCACCCGTCGGCATCGCATCAGGAGATGAACTGGGCGCCGAGCCGATAGAGATAGAAATTGAAGACCCAGAGTCAGTGGCCATCAGGGCCGGTGGCATGGAAATTGTGCTGGAGCCCGAACCGGAAACGGCAGAGGACTTTGACGCCAACCTCGCCGAGTACATGAGCGAGGACGACCTGTCAGAGCTGGCCACCGAGCTGCTGGCCGACTTCCAGTCAGACGTGGACAGCCGAAAGGACTGGATGCAGACCTACGTCGATGGCATCCAGCTCTTGGGAATGAAGCTGGAGGACAGAACTGAGCCCTGGCCTGGGGCGTGTGGCGTGTACCACCCGCTTTTGTCTGAGGCGCTGGTGAAATTCCAGTCCGAAACGATCATGGAGACTTTCCCAGCCCAGGGCCCAGTGAAAACCCAGATCATCGGCAAGGAGGACAGTGAAACGCGGGATGCTGCGGCGCGCGTCAAGGACGACATGAACTACCAGCTCACCGAGCGGATGCCAGAGTACCGGCCCGAGCACGAGCGGCTGCTCTGGGGTTTGGGCTTGGCAGGCAATGCCTTCAAGAAGGTCTACTACGACCCCAGCCTTGGCCGTCAGGTGGCCATTTTTGTCCCAGCCGAAGACATTGTGGTGCCCTATGGCGCCTCCAGTCTAGAGACATCTGAGCGCGTGGCCCACATCATGCGCAAGACCGAAAACGAGATGCGCAAGCTGCAAGTCAGCGGCTTTTACCGCGACATCGATCTGGGTGATCCGACCGACACGTTCGATGATGTGGAGAAGAAGATTGCCGAGCGCATGGGTTTTCGTGCCAGCAGTGACGACCGCTTCAAAATCCTTGAGATGCACGTCACCCGTGACCTCAAAGGGTATGAAGACAAGGACGAAGATGGCGAGGAGACTGGGATTGGCCTGCCCTATGTGATCACCATCGAGAAGCACACAGCAAAGGTGCTGGCCGTCCGCAGAAACTGGAACCCGGATGACGAGCTGAAGATGAAGCGCCAGCACTTTGTCCACTACGGCTATGTGCCTGGGTTTGGCTTCTACTGCTTTGGCTTGATCCACTTGATCGGCGCCTATGCCAAGTCCGGCACGTCGTTGATTCGCCAACTGGTGGATGCTGGAACGCTGAGCAACTTGCCCGGCGGCTTTAAGACCAAGGGGCTGCGCGTCAAGGGCGACGACACCCCGATTGCACCGGCTGAGTTCCGAGATGTTGACGTGGCCAGTGGCACGATCAAAGACAACATCATGACCTTGCCCTACAAGGAGCCGAGCCAAGTGCTGGCCGCCTTGATGGACAAGATCATTGAGGAGGGTCGGCGCTTTGCCTCGGCTGCGGATCTCAAGATCAGCGACATGTCGGCCCAGTCGCCAGTGGGAACCACCCTGGCCATCTTGGAGCGCACGCTCAAGATCATGAGTGCGGTGCAAGCGCGCATCCACTACTCGATGAAGCAGGAGTTCAAGCTCCTCAAGACCATCATCCGCGACTACACCCCAGAGGACTACAGCTACGAGCCCGAGGAAGGTGACCGCCGCGCCAAGCAGTCTGATTACGACCGCGTGGACGTGATCCCGGTGTCCGATCCAAATGCGGCCACCATGAGCCAGAAGGTTGTCCAGTATCAGGCGGTCATGCAGCTCGCCCAGTCGGCTCCCCAGCTCTACGACATGGCCCAGTTGCACCGCCAAATGCTTGAGGTGCTGGGCATCAAGAATGCCCACAAGCTGGTGAAGCTGGAGGAAGACAGCAAGCCCAAGGATCCGATCACGGAGAACATGGACGTGGTGCGCATGAAGCCCCTGAAGGCGTTTGCGTACCAAGATCAGCAGGCTCACATCGCCACCCATCAGGCTTTCATGCAAGACCCGATGACGGCGCAGATGATTGGTCAGAACCCGCTGGCCCAGCAAATGATGGCCGCGCTGCAAGCACACATTGCAGAGCATTACGCCTTCATGTATCGCAACCTGATTGAACAGCAGGTTGGCGCACCCCTTCCAGCCCCAGATTCCGAGGAGCCGATGCCCGAAGAATTTGAGACTGCACTGTCCCGTATGGTGGCGCAAGCAGCACAACAACTGCTCATGCAAAACCAAGCTGCCGCCCAGCAAAAACAGGCGCAGCAACAGGCGCAAGATCCAATCCTTCAAATGCAGATGCAAGAACTCCAGATCAAAGCCCAGGAGGTTCAGCGCAAGGCCCAGAAGGATCAAACAGATGCCCAGCTCAAGACCCAGCAGATGCAAATGGAACAGGAGCGCGTTGCGTCACAAGAGCGCGCCGCTATGGCCGCCGTTCAAGCCAAGCAGCAAGTCGAGATGGAGCGCATTCAATCTCAAGAGGAGATTGAGGGCATGAAGATAGGCGTCCAAGTCCAAAAGGACAAGGAGGCACTAGCCTCGAAAGAGGAGATCGAGGGGATGCGTATTGGCATCGACATCGCCAGAGCGGCGCAACAAGGAAAGGGGAAACCTAAATGAGCCAAGACTTGCTCAAGCACCTATCAAAGAAGGTGCAAGAGGAGATCAAGGTCATCACTGATGATCTTGCCTTGGGTAAAGCCAAGGATCACGGGGACTACAAGTACGCGACAGGAATGATTCGCGGGCTTATGGTCGCAAACTCAGTTATTGCCGACACGGCAGAAAGGTACGAGGAAATCGAATGAATGAAATCCTGATCGGCACAAACCCCGATGACCCAGGAGCAGCCACGGTCTTGCCAGAAACCGCAGAGCAAAAGGCAAAACAACTTCCAGATCCATCCGGCTACCGCATTCTGTGCGCGATACCAGAGATTGAAAAGGAATACGGAGATACCGGCCTAGTTAAAGCTGACATCACCATGCAGCATGAGGAGCTGTTGACCACCGTCCTGTTCGTAGTCAAGCTCGGGCCGGACTGCTACAAAGACCCTTCACGTTTTCCCAGTGGCCCTTGGTGCAAACAAGGGGACTTCATTCTTGTGCGCCCACACGCAGGCACGCGGTTGAAGATCCACGGCAGGGAGTTCCGCATCATCAACGATGATTCTGTCGAGGGGGTTGTTGAAGACCCGCGCGGCATTTCACGCAAATAGGAGAAATCATGGCTACCAAAGAGCAAAACCAAGAACAAGAGATTACGGTCGAAATTACCGCCAACGAAGATGACATCGAAGTGGCGGTTCAGGACGACACCCCTGAAGACGACCGTGGCCGTGAGCCCCTCCCGGAGGACATCGTTAAGGAACTCGAAGCCGACGAGCTGGAGGACTATTCGGAAAAGGTGAAGACGCGCCTCAAGCAGATGAAGAAGGTTTGGCACGATGAGCGCCGGGCCAAAGAGTCTGCTGACCGTGAGCGGCAAGAGGCCATTACCCTGGCCCAGCGTCTGGTCGAGGAGAACAAAAAACTCAAGGCCAAGACGACGTATTCGGAAACGGCCCTGATTGCTTCTTTCAAAGAGGCCGCCGCCCGGCAGCTCAAGGAAGCCCAGGTGGCCTACAAAGAGGCATTTGAGTCTGGTGACTCAGACCGTGTTGTAGAAGCCCAACAGGCGCTTAACTCTGCACAAAATCGTGCGGCCCAGGCTGATCGATATAAGGCGCCCCCTTTACAAAAGGAGGATAATGAGTTACACAATCAAAATCAGCAGGCACAACCCCAGCCGGTTGTCCAGCGCGATACCAAAGCGGCTGCGTGGCAAGAGCGCAACCAATGGTTTGGGAAACAAAGCCTGATGACGGCTATGGCACTGGGCCTGCATGAGGAATTGGTGGAAAAGCATGGGCAAGCCTATGCAACCACGGACGAATACTACGACCGCATCGACAAGACCATGCGATCAAAGTTCCCCGAGGAATACACCGGAGAAACGCAGACTGGGGGCGGCAAGCCCGGTCGAAGCGCAAACAGACCTGCCACCGTGGTTGCTCCCGTGTCACGAAGCACATCCCCCAAAAAGGTTGTGTTGACCGAGAGTCAGGTGAGACTTGCCAAGCGTTTGGGAGTTACACCTGAGCAATATGCTCGTGAATTTGTGAAACAGGAGAATCGAAATGGCTGAAAACCGACTTGCACGCGAAG